TGCATCAATTAGTTGTGCTGCCGACTTCAGATGATACTGAACCGTATATTTATACGAGCTATGATGAATCTATCGAGAAATACAAAGGGTTAGGTGGTGTGTAGTGAAGAATAGAGTTTTCACATTTGAAGATCTGAAAATCTATGCAAAATATAAGGGTTATGATTTAGGATTTCACAGATACCGAGGAGTTTTTACATTAACAAATCTTTCGAATGAAGAAGAGTGGGGCTGGGTGTATTTTCCTCATGCAGATCAGACAGTAGCGAAGATTAATGACTTAAACCTCGAAGGATGGAAACTAGCTATTGATCATTCAATAGCGCTCGTTAATAAATAGGCGTCATAATGACATCTATTCTGTTGATCGCGATCATTAACAAAAACCCACTGATTAAAAAACAAACGCCCCTTTTAAAGGGGTATTTGTGATTGCCCTCACATTTATGTATCGTCAAATTCACTTTCTTTATCTCCAAAAAATGCTATTCGCGATTCGCCAGAGGCATGTGTGCTCAAATTCACGGAAGATTGGTACCAGACCCACGTAAATAAATCAAAAACGCGTAAAGGCACCACTACCCCGAAAATAAAAGCACTTTTAGATAAATATATTTCACCTCATGCTCAGGCGCTTGCAGCATTAGTAAAAAACCCTACATTGTCGAAGGGCAATGAAGAGCACTATCTGCAAGTCCGGATCTTTGACTGGCTGGAGCGCGAGCTTCCTGAAATATATGACCTCACACATGCAACTCCCAATGGCGGAAAGCGTGGGAAAAAGACAGCTTTTGCAATGAAGGCCGAAGGGCAAAAGAAAGGTTATTTAGATCTTTCCATCGACCGGGCCTGCGGCGGCTTTCACGGCTTCCGGATGGAAGTGAAGTTTGGCAAAAACAGGCTGACACCCGAACAAATCCAGTGGGTTTCTAAACTGGAGCGGGAAGGGTACAAGGTTGTCGTTGTCTGGACGCTAGAAGACGCTGTAAAGGAAATTACAGATTACGTTTCTTTGGAGGAATTGTCGTGATATCAAAGCTTATGGAAGGGACATTTGGATCAGCAGGAGTTTATGCGCGTCGCGCTGCATGGCCATTGACTCAAGTAGCCGAGTTTACACGTTCAGGTGACGACGTTGTAGCTAGGTCTGCCAGTACCGGACACCGCATCGAACTTGGTCCAGAAGACTATCTGGCAAAGGATTGGGTGCTATGCTGCTAAAAAAAAGATATCACTATTTTTCAATCTGTCTTTCCGAAGAAACGGGCAAGATCCGCAGCGCGATAATGGTCGGGCAATCGCGGTGTGTTACGGCCCCTTTAATCAAAAGAGCTTATGAGCACTTAAGCTTCCCAGAAACTGCTGTGGTCGTTAATGCCTGTTGGCTTGGAAAGATGACGCAGGAAGAATATCAGAATGGGATAGTGATACGCTCCCGAGCTGAAGCGGCAAAAGCATATATACCGTGGGTTTGCTGTTTAACTCTGGCCGCCAGCCTCGCTTACCAGTTTCTGTAATCCCCATCAAACCAGCGTTCGCTGGTTTTTTTGCGCCTTAAAACCTCCCATAGACAAACCAACATTTTCCAATAGAATATGTTTAGATTGTGCATCACAACTCTAAGGAATGAAAATGAGCACTGTTTTACCACAGCAAAAAGCCGTAACTGAGGATGTCTTAGCTGCAGGGATTGAAGCGCTGCGTAGCCAAATATCTCTCGCCATGAAGCGATCTGCCGGTGATGACCTTACCGTGAGACTTTTTGAGAGTGCATTGCTCTCACTCGATAACCTGGTATCGGCTATCAACATACGATTGGACGATTCGGTTGATGAGTTTAACCGGGTTGTTGATCTGCTAGAACAGTATCAAGAAGACATGAACACTCATCATCTGGAGGTGGTCAAGCTATGTGGCTTGGAGATGGGGCCATATAGCGAGTTAGCCGGATTACTTGCTACCAGGCTCGAAGACCTTAAAATTCAGGTCCAGCACGCCAATAATCGCACCGACGCCTCAATGCTGATGAACGACGAGCTTAGGCGTTCCTTCAACAAGTATAAAAAAGACTACCCTGAAAGCCTCGTAATAGACCTGCGGAGCCGTGAACGTGATAACAACAGCTTGAAGCGTGAGCGCAAGGCGCTCAAAGAGGAGATAGCTGAGCTTGGAAAAAGCCTGAGAGAACATAAGAAGAAATGCGTTCATCTTGAAAGTGATAACCTGGCTCGTGCGAAGGAAATCCAAACGTTAAAGGAAAACGATTTAGCGTTGAGAGAAACTCTTGATGAATACAGCGGCATTCGGGACAAAGTGAAATGCTTCGATATCACAAAGAACGGTGGTAACGGAGGTTTTGCCTATATCTATAGCTACCCCTTTGGCCTGGCCGCCGATGTAGGCCGTCGTCACGAAGTCATTTTAACCGCGCGTTTCCACTTTCAGATCCGGACCAGTCACCTTCTGGCCATGGATGTGATCCCAACAATATGGGGAGCTCCGTTATACAATCGGCTGAAGGATTTCGAGGAGAATTGGAACACTGAAATCGATGAAGAGCTCCACCAAAGGATCATGATGAAGCTTGAGAAGAGCTTCCCTAAGCTGCATAGGCGTATCAGTGCTTCCAAAGTGGCGAGTGTTGACGAACTAGATATGCGTCCCACTACGCTGGTGGTCCTTAAAGCACTGGGCTTTACGACCGTCTTCAATGTTGCATCTATACCATCTACTTTCATGCCTTCCATTGAAGGGTTAGACAAACAGATGGATGAGGAGATCGTTGCTTCGGTGCGCATGTGGGCATCCAAATGGGATAAACAGAACGGAATCGTCGAAGAGCTCTATGGCATGAAAAACACGGTAACAGGGCAAGTATTTTACAAAGACAACAAGTAATTAGATTTAGTATCAACAATCTAATTGAATTATCCATTTAGCAGTGTTAAATTTCCACACGTTCGCTGAGGTTGGTGGACAGGGAGGCGGGAAGGAACCCAGGTATATGCAAGCCACGGTCTTTCGCCCTTACCTGATCAAAATCAAATTTAAGCATTAGATTTTGAATCCTCCCTATACACCACGCCTCAACGGACTGCTAATACATGGCATCGCCTTCCCCTTAACTGGGAGGATGGAAAAGCAGCCATTACAGAGATGACTACAGCTCATGCGCTAAGAACCTAGTTAATGAGTCAAATACAACGGGTCGTATTGTAGTCGTCTCTGCAATGGGAGTAGGACTAGCCAGCCGGAGGTGCTTTAACACCGGCAGTGACAGCGGATTAGTGCGATGAGCCCATACTCATCTTCCTCCTTAAACCAAAGAGGGTAATCGTATTCCCTGGCAACTGAATAGGGGGAAGTCAGAACGGAAGCGATTATGATTCTTTGTTCCGTGATATCACCGTTTAGCCCGCGCTAAGGGCTGTTAAGTAAAGGAATGGAATTGCTGTGTGTAGTCTTTGCCCATCTCCCACGATGGGCCTTTTTTTACACCAGCCCATAACAGGTAAGAGCATTGAGAACCGCCGAGACTGACTGAAATAAAGTTAAGTCCGTGCAAACGTCATGCAGTGCTCTTCCCGTTGTGGTAATGCGGCTCAGCGCTCGTGGTAATTAGTGATGCCATTGCTTTTTCCTGTGGTTTGTATAGCGCCGCTGGTGGTTTTTCACTATCCCATCCAGCAGGGGGAGGCACCCCCGCCACAACGTTCTACAGTACAAAGGATCGAAACGGGTCGCCCTCCTAATGAGAGGAGTGTTTTGAGGAAGGTGAACGACAAGTAGCCCCTCCTGTCACGGCAGTGAAAGCGGTTGATGGCTTATCCCGCTCATAGAATGCCCCGTGAGGCTAAATAAATGCCCGCCTGCTCCCCGTTAACGGAGCACCACAATCAAAACGGGTGTTAGACGCTCTTTTTGATTGTGGTGAATGCGGCTAAGCGCACGCGGGGAATTGGTTTTAAATTTGAGCTCCAGTTCATAGGTAAAAACTTCCCGTCCACGGTCTAAAGCCAGCCAAAGGACACCGGGAGGCACCCGGCACCACAAACCAACACCACGCCCGGAGACGGCTAAGTAACCTGAATGGCGAAACGTCAATGTACCTGAACCGGCAATGTGTGCCGAGGACGGAAGGCATATGCCGTGACAGCCGAGAGAGTTCGGCACACAACAGAGTGAATCATTCTTGCCTCTGGTCCGGGATCGCGACTGGTGGGGGCGGGTAGCCACACAAGCCGTAACGCGAAACGGCCCGAGTGGAGTTAAGCGAGGAGAACCTTATCGGGGAAGTGAAACCCTGGGGGGATGGTTCACCCTGTTGTGGATGTAGCTCAATTGGAACAGAGCGCCCCTGAAGGGGGAGTTGAGCGCTACCTAAGGATCATAACCCAGGGTATCTCATACGGTCCGGCCGGACGTTATCCGGGTTCAAGTCCCGGCACACAACCTCATAGAATCAAGTAATCATAGAATTCTGTAATCATATGAATATTTTCGAGTTCATGGACAAGAACCCAGGCCTGACATTGGCCATGATTATCGTTGTTGTCTTTGGGTTTGCTAACATCGCAAGTTCGCTCCGCCGCAAGAAGCCTTAAGCCGCCTCGTTTAGTTTTGGTTAAGTCATTGTACTTTAACCTTACGCTCCCTGAGGTGAATCCCCCTAAGCGGCGGGGCATATCAGCTGCGACAACACCTTGCCAATGCGAGTTCCAATGCTGTGAGGAGCTCACCGGGAGGCACCCGGCACCTCAAACTTTCAAGGCCCTTTAGCTCAGTTGGTTAGAGCAATCGACTCATAATCGACAGGTCGCTGGTTCAAGTCCAGCAAGGGCCATCACCTCTCTCTACTGTTTTCAAATCACATCATCCCGCTGGTGGGCGTGCACCTCTCATAGAACACATACTCACTGATACCAAATCTAAACATAAACTTTTATGCAGTTATTAAACGTTTCCTAACTACCTACAATACCGGCAGTGTTGGTTTTTGGAGTTGTTATGAGACGGATAACAAGCATGCACATTGCTGACTTAATGCTGGAAGAAAATCGCTATATGTCGATTCCAGAGATTATGGCCCTCGCTAAGCAACGACACCCTGACCTCGACATCACCCGTTGCCAGGTAACAAACATCACGAAGAGTTTTGTTAACTCAAAGTATGCATCCTGCGACTTCAAAAACGACAGATATCCAAGGCTCTACAAGCTCTACTACCTCCACAATTACACCTTCAAACCGAGGGATGGCATTGCCAGCTCCCACCGCCGGTTCACAAAATCAGAGCTCATATGCAGCCTAGAAGTTTCTGCTTTAATGCTCCGGGAACGTCGATTCTTGACTATCACTGAACTGACGAAAATTGCGAAAAAAGAGTACCCGAGGTTCCGTGTAGAGCGCGGGCAGGTCATGAACATAGTGAGAGCCTTCGTTTCATCTAACAAAGCGCTCTGTGAGGTTGATGCAGATGCATACCCACACAGGTACTTTCTGCGAAGCCTGAACGGGTACAAGTTCAAAGTTCGCAACCGCGATGAGCACTTAGACATTCACAATCTTCAAGCGCCTAGCAAAGCCTCCTGTGAGGTTTTAGAGCGGGAGCGACAATTACTCAGCAACTTAGCCAAAAACATCATGGATGATTCTGCACGCCGTCGTGAGGCAGCTTGTGGCAGATAAGGTTGAATGGGATTGGCACCTTGAGAACTTCATACGCCAGAACAAAGAGCACAAAGTAACCATAGAGGAATACTGCCGCGCTTATGAACTCACATACAGCACTGGCAGAAAAAAACTCAATAAGAAACGTGCTGCTGCAGGGGATCACTTACCTAAAAGTACCCTTAAAAAGGGGGATCAAAAGCGAAATGATCCCCCTAAAAAGATCCCCCGTAACTGCAAAGGGGATCATCCAGAAAAAACCAATACGAATAATAGGTTAGATGATGGGAAGGGGCGAAAAGGGGTAAGCAAAAGCACTCATTTGCCATCGAGCAGCGTCAAAGTGATCCCTAAAGATGGCGTTGTTCATACCAAAAAGCCACGAGGCGGTACTAGGTTTGCCAAAGGCAACGAGCTGGGGCTTGTCACAGGCATCGGCGGGACACCGCGAGAGCAGGACGTACAGGCTGCGCTTGAAGCCCTCAGCCAAGGCGATGATACCTATCTCTTTGAGACGATTTTACGGAATGAATCACACAAGAAGCTTGTCGAAAGGGCGTTTAGTCGCACCGCAGCGCGGTTAGAAGCTGAAATAGAAGCGATGGCTAAGCCCAAGGCCAAGGAGAAAGACGAAGAGCAACAATTCGGTCCACCTCCAGACATGGTGCTGCTGAAGATGGCACTCGAAGTCGGTTATTACTTCAATGACCACCAAAGCCGTATCGCTGCTGTCATCCAGGCACGCCAGAAACTCAACTTAGACAAAGACAAGAACCAGGCCAAGGCCCTGGCAGATCGCCGTAAGCTCAATACCGAAGATTTACGCCTCGAAATGCGCCAGCAAGAGTTGGCCGATAAGCAACATGAGCGCGACCGCACACAGCAAGCCGTTACTGACGCATTGCGTATGCGTGAGAATGACGAACTGGACGACATTGGAGTAGCGGAATACATCGAGGTCCTGGGGCTTAAGGTTCCGGCGTTCCTCGCAGCTAGAGCACAAAAAGCACTGGATGGGCTCGAGCCTCCTGTATCGAATGACAGCACTGTTGATGACGATCAGATTGAGCGAGAAGCTGAAGAATACCGTCGACGTCGAGATGAATTACCGCAGGTGCTTGAAGAACGCCGAGAAGCAGTTATTGCCATGGTGGAACAGATGGGCCAGGGCGATGTCGATTTGACTGGAGAGCGGAAAGCAGGGGAGTTTGAGGATGATGACCCTGATTTAGATTTAGACCCCTCAGCTACCGCCGATATTTACAATGAAGAGCCAGTAGAGATCGCCATTGAACCGCCTGATGAAGGCGATGATTAATGGCTTCAGGCAAGCATAAAATAAAATGCATTACTGACGATCCGCGCTGGCGCGAGCTGGCCGTCCGTTATCGCAAGGATTACATCTCAGCCATCATTTTCTTGTTTGGCATGATGCCTTCCCACCAGCAGGAAGAAATTATTGCCTCTGTGGAGGAAGTGGGTAGCCGAACAACTGTTACTTCAGGCCACGGTACGGGTAAATCATCTTTAACAGCAATGCTTTTGCTGATTTATATGATTATGTACCCAGACGCCCGCGTCATTATCGTTGCCAACAAGATCGGCCAGGTTAAGACCGGTGTATTCAAATATGTGAAGCAGTATTGGGGCAACGCCATTAAGCGCCATGGCTGGCTCCAAAATTACTTTGTGCTTACCGACACCATGTTCTATGAGCGCAGCCGTAAAGGGATTTGGGAGGTCCTGTGTAAGGGCTATCGCCTGGGTAATGAAGAAGCATTAGCCGGTGAGCACGCAAAGCACATCCTTCTGATAGTGGATGAGGCTTCGGGTATCTCAGATAAGGCGCTGAGCATCATGCGCGGCGCATTAACTGAAGAAGATAACCGTATGCTCATGCTGTCCCAGCCGACGCGCCCGACCGGTTATTTCTACGATTCTCATCATTCCCTCGCGAAGAATCCTGATAACCCTGAAGGGATTTGGAACGCTATCGTCCTCAACTCCGAGGAATCTCCTTTTGTCTCCCTTAAGTTCATCCGTGAGAAGCTCCTTGAATATGGCGGCCGTGACTCGCTTGAATACATGGTCAAGGTTCTCGGCCAGTTCCCAAGGGAGATCTCCGGGTATCTTCTGGGCCGGGACGAGCTCGACCGTGCGGCACGCCGCCGCGTTCTGCTGGAGGCAAACTGGGGATGGGTAGCGACCGCTGACGTTGGTAACGGTCGAGATAAATCGGTGCTCAATATTTCGCGAGTATCAGGTGTACGAGGGCTGAAGCGCCGTGTTGTGTCATTTAAGCTAACAGAAATGCCTGGCACAATGGACCCGCTCGCCTTTGGTGACTACATCTATAACGAATGCTATTCAGGGAAATACCCAAACATCACAATTGCGGTCGACAGTGATGGTGTTGGGTATGACACGGCCACTCAGATCATCCGTAGAGGGGGTAGTGTGGTGCGAATTCGCTGGGGTGCTCACATGTTCTCAAAAGAGGATAGGGGCCGTTTCGTTAACCAGCGAGCCTATGCAAACATCATGGCCAGAGATGCTATTAAGTCTGGGCGCATGCGCCCAGATTCCTCGCAGAAAACCGCAGAGCAGGCGTCAAAGATACCCTACCTCCTCAACGAGGCGGGGCAGATAGCAATGATGAAAAAAGAGATCATGCGACAGAAGCTTAATATCAAATCACCCGATAGATGGGATACTTTTTGCTTTACGCAGCTGGTGGATTACGTTCCTGCGAATGAAGAGACCGGTTATGATGTTGCCAGCGTTCGTAATGAAGCGCTGGCTCTTATGGATACGCCAGAATTAGATTTGTAGGTGCCTTAGCTATATTTGGCGTTACGAAGAGCTATGGCGAATGTTATGCCATATTTATCTTCGATAGACTTGCCATATTTTGTGCGCATAGCCTCCACCGTTTCCAGAGATGGATCACCGGCAGCAATCTTTACGTCAAACAGAGACATATCCATACCGTCGAGTAGTTCAAGGCTCTTCTTTCGGGCCTCTATTAGCTGATGAATTTTTTCCTTTGCTTCATCGTTGGCGGCAAGCGCTAAGCGCTCGGCATACTTCGCCTCATAGCGTGAACGTCTCATGGTGATTACGCGTTGAATATAAGAGCGAAGCTTGGAATGAGCCTGCTCTCTATCGACATCCTCAACACGATACACCTTCATATCTTCAAGAACTGAACATGGTATTGGCTCTAAATAATCGTATACGGTGCTATATATGCCAGTGTGTTCATTTAATATCTCTATGTCCTTCGCTTTTAATGACTTAGAGTAAATTAAGATGCCATGCGCTCCGAAACGAGTGCGTTCATTATCGCCATCATGTGAAATAATGTCTAAATATGAATCGGTATACCCAGTTCTACGGGCACGAAATTGAGTGCCTTCTGGCATATCAGAAAACCGTTTCTGTTCATTAATAAATACTTCGACAGAATCGGCGACGCCTGGAATAGCAGATAGCTTTTTAATCATTCTCTCATAACGTCGAATGATATCTTCACGCATGTAAGTTGTTGTCGAGGTTGCGTCAGTCCTTGTAATTTTTACTATCCCTTTGGGATCGTAAAAAATACTCGGCACAGGCGAATACATGCCAACAAGAATGGTCATTCGCTTACTTCGATTCTTTCGTAAATCAGTGCAATAATCTGCAAATTCCCGCCATTGCTTTAAAAGAATTTCGGCTTTAGAAACCACTGCATCATCATTTGTTAATGCTGCTAACCGAAACTCAGTGCCTACGGCGTTACGATCCGAATAGATTTTGTACTTTTTTGTTATGTCTGCCCATTCCTTGGCTACGACGAGGAATCGCTTGTAGCGTTCTTCGAAATCCATGTTCGATGCGCCGATCATTTTTCAACTCCTACATTCACGCAAATCAGTGCGCTAAGAATAGCTTAGATTTATGTTCATAATTATGGTGATTATCTCTTTTAATCTTTTTGCCTCTAATTGTAAATAGCTGGGGCGGTTACGTAATTGCGCTCAGTAACATTTGTTAGATTGTAGATACATAATCTAAACTCATAATGTAATGTTTTGCATGAGATCGTTTTGCCCTGAGCGCTACAAACCCATAAAAATTTTGTTGGTATGACCAGCATCATTTTACAAATTATTATAACTTTATATAATGTCAGTTATATAAAGTTATGCGTGTTACTGTATGCTTGATCAGGTTGACATCGGAGCATTTTCTAAGGGGTGCTCTAACTTTGCAGATTTTAAAAATCTAAGGGTGCGATAGCGTTTTACGCCCTACTTTTTACGTAGAATCGCCAGTGCATAGAAAGGAAATAATAACATGGGTGAATTGATTTTGGCGGCAGATTCTCTCTTCCCTGCTGAACGTAATGGCAGTGAAGCCGAACAACGCCTCAGGAACTTCCTGCGCGATCGCGAAGCTTACTCCGACAACACCTTTAGAGATTTGGTTAGTGTAATTCGAATTTACTCAGACTGGTGCCGCCAGCGCGGAGCCGCCTGGTTTCCTGTTGATGATGAGATGGCTCGCATCTACCTCATGGATATGTATGACAGTGGCCTCGCATCTACAACCGTCGATAAACACTATGCGATGCTTAACATGCTGCTCAAGCAAGCTGGATTGACAACCCTGGCTGAAAGCCAGTCCGTCACTCTCGCAATGCGCAAAATCAGGCGAGATGCCGGTACTGGCGGTGAAGAACGTACAGGCCAGGCAATACCGCTCAGACTCGATGACTTACGACTACTGAACGTCCTGCTTTCGAGGTCCGGCCGGGCGGTTGATCTGCGAAACCTCACATTCCTCTTTGTCGCTTACAACACTTTGCTTCGTATCAGCGAAATAGGCCGTCTGAGAGTGCGTGATCTTGAAATTGAAGGTGACAACGTAACGTTAAATGTATCTCATACCAAGACGATTGTCTCGGCTGCAGGTCTTGTAAAAAGTCTCTCTGCTATAAGCTCCCGTCTTGTCATCGACTGGCTGGATAAATCCGGACTGTCTGATCACCCTGAAGCTATCCTTTTCCCGCCGGTGCGAAAAAACGGAGCCGTGGCCATAGTGGAAAAACCAATGAGCACGCCTGCTTTAGAGAAGATCTTTTCCGATGCCTGGCTTGAGTTACGTCGCGAGCCAATGCCAGTAAACAAGGGCAGATATGCGACATGGACAGGCCACAGCGCTCGCGTAGGTGCGGCGCAGGATATGTCGGACCATGGCACCACATTGGTAGAGATAATGCGTGAAGGAACCTGGAAAACACCGGCAACAGTTATGGGCTACCTCCGCAAAACCAAAGCTAACAAAGGAGCCATGTCGAAGTTGCTCGACGAGAAAGAAACATAGTTCATTTAGATTTTGCATCAGCAATCTAATGGCTGTTAATATTCCTCCGCTCTGGAGGATTTGAATTGAAGAATGGCATTTTAGCTTCAAGGTTTTTTGAGGTCGATGGCCACAAAGTCACTTTTGCCGCTGGCGTTAAAGCTGGTACGCCTGTAGTAGTTTTCGGCATACATACAAACTTTGAGGCTGTGCCCGTTTTCACTATCGATCGCGAATGGTCGTGCCCGAACGCTGCTGAGAAATATGTCTCAAGCGTTACCATTCGCGCTGCCGAGAAAATGCTGGCTTTTTACCGCGCTAATTTCCTTCAAATGAGCGAACAGGTGAACCGCGCGTTCACCAGAACAGGCTTTATTGCCCCATATACACCGGGGCATCGTTACGGTAAAAAGGGCTAATTGACCGTGGACAAAATCTTTGAAGAACTGGGCGCTTACTATGCCCCCTATCCTGAATTATCCGACCTTCTCCTCTCAGAAATCGCAACATTGGGCAGTGCATCCAGTCGTGATCTTCTTTCTCGCTACAAGCCTGTGTATGCCAGGCATAGAGTTGTCCGGGCAATACAAAACCTGATCTCTTTAAAACTTCTCAACTCTGTAGGCTTGAACCTTTCGCTGAGGATAGAAACGGAACAAGTACAAAAGCTCAAAGCGTACAATTTCACTCAGATTCAGATGCGCATTCTCACTTTCATCCGGCTAAATGGCACGGTGTATTACAGCCCGTTCTACATGCAAACAAGAGCTAACCGTACCCCATTTAATCAGGCCACAAGGAAACTAATAAACCTTAATTTGCTTGAAATGCACAAAGAATCCACAAAACGCGGTGGCGTTAACCGACACGTTTACTCCTTCAAGACGGTCGATGCACATAAGTCGAATCCTGGCGCCATAATGCAGCATACTAAATCTAATGTTTAAATTTGGAGATGTAATGTCACAAGCAACTTATCAGTTGATTGGTTCGAAACCTGTAACGATCACCCCAGACAATGGCCTCACTCTTGACGACATCGAGCGCGTAATTATGACGTTCTTTGGCTTTACTGAAGGTGAATCGACTTTGGCGGGGACCGGCGTTTGGTTAGAAAACGGCAATGTCGCTTATGTGTCCGTTCATGATAAAAGTATTGTCTCCAGCGAAATGCTGCGCTCGTATGCCGAGAGTCTTGAGGCCACTCCCCTTGATCTCATCAATGACCCGTCATTTGCCCAAGAGACAATGCGCCGTCTTCACATCACAGTTACTGCGCTACCTTTCATTGAGGGCTCTTTGGTCGGTTTATGGAAGGCAGAACGACTTTCTGTATACCGACCATTCGATACCGCGCGAAACGGGGTGATCGTTAACCAGCAGCAGCCACTCGGCAACACCTCCACCAGCATTACACAGGCAATTTTCACACTGGCTTGCCGAATTCTGGGTATCGGCAAACGCGCATACATCACCTTCCCTAATGGCGCTGAAGGCGAGGCCGCCGAGTTCTATACCGACCCTTCAATGATCCAGCAGTTTGCCTCGGCCATCGGTAGTTCATTCTTCCCGGCACCAGCGTTAGATCAGTATGCGCTGGTGGACACTCCACAGCAGGCATTGGACGCAGCGGTTGAAGTGGCCAGAGCACAATGTCGCGCAGCTCTGACGCCGGATAGCAGCGAGAATATATCGGAGCCAGAAGACAATTAGATATAAGAAACCCGCCAGTTGGCGGTTTTTTTTTATGCGCGGAATATGGCCTCAGTCAATTCTCAAACTTAATCACTCCGTGCTCGATGGCAAAATCAAAGAGTTTGTTAGCGATCAGGTATAGCTTTTTGCCCTGCTTTTGTTCCCAACCTTTAATGTCGGCGTCGACTTCGCGACTGCATTTATCGCATAGCGGGACCAGGTAGCGATCATGTTCACGCAAACTTCGATGCCGATAAAGATAAGGTGTCGCTACAGCGCCCCCACACCCCTCACATGGACGAGATGAAACAAAGCGACGATAAGATACACTTCGCCCCGTTAAAAGCTTAGGACGGCGCATATAGAGCAACCCTGAGTCCTCTTCCACGCCGATTCGAGCGATCTCACCTTCATACTTCTGAAGTAACTGCCCATCACTGGCGCTCCATACGATATCCGACTCCTTAAGCGTGCCTGCAGGTACTGGCTCCTTTTCCCGGCACAGAGCTATGCGCCCAGCATCCGCTGGTAATAAATGGGCCAGGCCACGTCCGATTGCCCACCAGCAAACTTCAATGACGCTAATATCCTTTCCATATGGTAGCCGCAGCTCCGTAGCGATCGTGTCCAGTATCCAGTTAACCCTGTTCATAAGGAGAACGTTCGCCAGGTCTTCGCGAGTCCGAAGCATGTAGTGATTGTCGTGATACCAGCACAGCTTTACCGCACTCTCACCATAGGCAGTGATAGCAAATTTGTTGTCATGGTCGCCGCCGTCAGGTGCCTGACAGCATCCGACGCTTCTATTCAGCCAGGCCTTTAACCCATCAAGTCCACCAGCAGCTTCACTAACCTCGGAACATGCAAAAAACGGTCGCATCATCTCGCTACCCGCCAGAGTGAAATCGGAATGAATTACGCCATCCGCTAACCCTGATTGTTCACGTTGCAAAGGCTCCATTACAAAGCGCTTATGGCTTGCTATCAGGCGGGATGTGTCTACATCCACGTTGAATATAGCCACCCCTGTGTTCCCTTGTGCGTAAGGGCTAACGATGATTTTCATGCTTGTTCCGTAGAATGTTTGTCCTCTGATGAGAGGCTAACAATGGCAAAATCAACTAACAAGCAATTCCAATAGAAAAGCATTAGATTCATGATCTAAATCAGTTGTAAGTTATTGATATGAAAAAGACACGCAAATCAAGTGGAGAAAAGTCTTAAGTCTCTAATAATATTATAGAAAAAAGGTGTGCTTAAGCTAAATAAGCCGATTAAAATGATGTTTCATTAACCAAATGGAGAGTGGTTTTAAGATGGCATTACATGGAAAGTTGATCCTGAATGGTGCAGATTATGCCCCCTTCAATCTCTATGGAGTTGGTGTGTTCATGGCTCACTCTGGACGGGGTTCATTTCGAAATAATTCATTCTGTGGGTCTGTTCCTAAGGATGGTCCTTTACCTCTAGGTAAGTATTGGATTGTAGATCGGCTTGAAGGCAACTGGCTTTCGCAAGCAGGTCTTGAATTAAAAGATGCAACTAGGCGTGGGCTTGGAATCAAGCAGTTCGGTAAATCAGACTGGTTTGCTTTGTGGCGAGATGATTTGGGTATTGACGACCACACATGGATCGATGGTGTAAAGCGGGGCAATTTTAGATTGCATCCAGGGCGCGTATCTGAGGGTTGCATAACGATTGCCCATGACTCTGATTTTGCGATGATAAAAACTGCTCTGATGAATACTCCACCAATTCAGGTCCCATGCATGCGGTCCCTAATGGCCCGTGGATGGGTAGAGGTTGTTGATGGCGGCTTTCAAAACACTTGCCCGTAGAGCATCAAAGACAGCCTTTTATATTGCACTTTCAATTGCCATAGGGCGAATATTTGGCCCCGTTGAATCATGGCTAAACATTGATTTTGTGCATAGCGCTGGAGAGGTTATTTATGGACCCGGAGATATGGGTGCAGATAATTTTTGGGACCTACTCTTTTACATCGACTTTCTTACAACTATGTCAATTACAACAATCGTCTTCTTCGTAACAATGAAGTTAACTAATAAAATAAGGAACAAATAAAATGCCTATCCCTCCATATATGTGGCTTAAGGACGACGGTGGCGCAGACATCAAAGGGTCTGTAGATGTGCAAGATCGTGAAGGCAGCATTGAAATTATCGGCCTAAGTCACGGCATTAACCTTCCCGTAGATCACTCCAATGGAAAGATTACCGGCACTCGTCAGCACTCATCCATGAGAATCGAAAAAGAGGTTGATAGCTCCACACCATACCTCTACAAGGCGGCAGCCACAGGTCAAACACTCAAGAGCGCCGAAATAGGTTTCTATCACATTAACGATGCAGGGCAGGAAGTTTGCTATTACACCGTATTGATGGAGAACGTAAAAATCACAGGTGTTAATTGCAGCGTTCCCAACGTTAAACTGTCAGCCAATGATAAAATTAACCACGTTGAAAGCGTAAGCTTGCAGTACGAGAAGATCACCTGGCGGATTGTCGACGGGAATATCATGTTTGCCGATGCATGGAATGAGCGTCCGACTGCGTAAATGAAATTTACCTCGTTGCTATTGGTTGTATCAAAGTACATCATTCGCGCCATTCTCACGTTTATCGTGTTCTTCTTCGCAAGCGTCATATTATCTGGCGTTATAGAATCGACAATTCCTGAAACGTGGATCAATTTCGTGCAAGATTACGGTAATTTCATGCAAGGAAGTGAAGGCTATTACGATGCGTGGGACTTGATCGCTTTTGTTATCACACTACCCGCAACCATGCTTATTACCTGGTTAACATTCCGTTTTTCTGGGTATCTGCCTTTCCTACGCCCTTAAACAAGCTGGTGGAGTATATCTCCACCAGCTTCATTCGATTACCTAACACTCACCTATACTTTCAGTCTAACCGCTGGAGGCTGCTATGTGTGGACGCTTTGCCCAATCCATGACACGAGACGATTACCTTGCGCTGCTGGCTGATGAAGCAGATCGTGACATTCCATATGATCCGGCACCGATTGGCCGTTACAACGTGGCGCCGGGTACAAAGGTGCTGCTGCTAAACGAGCGTGACGAACAGCTGCACCTTGATCCGGTTCTATGGTCATATGCCCCTGGCTGGTGGGATAAACAGCCGCTGATCAATGCCCGCGTTGAGACGGCGGCCACCAGCCGGATGTTTAAGCCATTATGGGACCACGGCCGGGCCATTTGTTTTGCGGATGGCTGGTTCGAATGGAAACGTGCCGGTGACAAGAAACAACCGTATTTCATCCACCGGGCCGACGGACAGCCGATCTTTATGGCCGCGATCGGCAGCAAGCCTTTTGAGCGCGGGGATGATGCAGAAGGCTTCCTGATTGTCACGGCAGCCGCCGATAAAGGGCTGGTTGATATTCACGATCGCCGCCCGCTGGTATTAACCCCGGAGGCAGCTCGTGAATGGATGCGTCAGGACATCGGAGGTAAAGAGGCTGGTGAGATAGCCGTTGATGGCACTGTGTCGGCAGATAAGTTTGTATGGCACCCTGTGTCGCCAGCTGTGGGGAATATCAGGAATCAGGGACCTGAATTAATCGAACCGGTTACTTAACGCGTAATAGGTCCGAAAATCGTGTGGTGTAGCGCGGCGACAACATCTCACGTTTCATCTGCCATTGCTGCTGGATGCCCTGTCCGGCGAAATAGAGTGTGCCCTTGCCTCCCTTTGCGTTTAGCTGATCCAAAATCTGCATGAGTCGTTCGCTATCCTTGCGCGGTGCGTTCTCGTCAAAGAGGTTTAGCTGCGCCACACCCTGGCTGTAGAAGTCACCCAGCATGACCCCTGCTTTCGCGTATCGATGGCCGTCCTTCCAGATTACGTCCAGGCACTTAACCGCTGCGTCGATAATGTCTCGGCTATCCTGAGTCGGCGTTAACAGCCGGTGGGAAACGCTATTGCCGTAATACGGTTCATTCGTGGCGAATGGCGAGGTCTTCACGAACGCTGATATGTGACGGCAATACTGATGCTCTCCGCGTAGCTTTGCGGCTGCGCGGGCCGCGTGGCTGCATATCGCCTGGCGCATCTGTTCGTATTCCGTTACCCGTTCACCAAAGGAGCGAGAACAGACGATCTCCTGTTTTACCGGCGCGAACTCCTCCAGCTCCAGGCAGGATTCGCCGCGCAGCTCCCGCACGGTACGTTCCAGCACAACGTTGAAGTGCTTCCGGATCACCGCTATATGCGTGTCAGCGAGGTCCAGAGCGGTTTTAATGCCCATGGCTTCCAGTTTCTTACTGATACGCCTACCAACGCCCCAGACCTCATCTACGGGTAATAGAGCCATAAGCTTTCGCTGGCGGTCGACGTTTGACAGGTCCACTACGCCGCCGGTGGCCTTCCAGGTCTTGGCAGCGTGATTTGCCAGCTTTGCTAAAGTCTTGGTTTGCGCTATCCCCACTCCTACAGCCAAACCGGTATTACGGTATACGGCATCCTTCAGCTCGCGTCCGAACTCCACCAGCACCCTGCAATTTCGAACACCAGTCAGGTCACAAAAGGCTTCATCGATTGAATAAATTTCCACGCGGGGAGACATCTCCTCCAGGGTTGTCATGACGCGCTGGCTCATATCAGCATACAACTCATAGTTTGAACTGAAGCAGACCACACCCTGCTGGCGAAAGTAGTCCTTACACTTGAAATACGGATCTCCCATCTTAATGCCAAGTTTTTTGGCCTCGGCAGAACGAGCGATCACACAGCCGTCATTGTTGGAAAGGACGACAACAGGCTTACCCCACAGATCTGGCCTAAATGCCGTCTCACAGCTGGCATAGAATGAGTTGACGTCAACGAGGGCAAACATGACGGCCGCTCTGAAAGATTAACACCATAGATATCTCCATCATTAATGCACTGGGTGCACATACAGTATAACGAGACAGGAGCGTTGATCTAGTTCGTAAGCAAAATTTCAGGCTGATGGGGCGCAAGCGCTCATAATCACAGAATCATAAAATTATATGATTCCGTGATTATATGGGGGGGGTGTGACACATGAGGAGGGTTACAAGCGCGTGTTTATTCAATAGCGATGTGAATGTCGAATGAATAAAGATCCCTTCGGACCTCATCGATATTCATCCTTTTCACCATTTTATCATCGCCACAATTGCAAGCGCACTCTGCAAAGTAAAAAGCGGAATCCAGCTTGTCCTTAAGATATTCTTCAATAACCTCTATAAGAGAAGCCCTAAGCTGAAGACCTTCATTGATACGCAGCTTCAGCTCTTCTTCAGAGGAAGCGTTTGCTATATTCAATACTGCTTTTTCAATGGCTTCACGCTGCTGCTGGGTAATCTTATTCGTTATTGTCATTGCTTCCCTTCGTCTTGTTTGATGTAAACAGGATCATTCCCCTTCGGCAGCGTTACAGAACGTTCGCGATAAAAACGAAGTCGCTCCATAAAATAATCTCGGTATTGCTCAGGCTGTTCCCTGGCCACCTGCTCCGCGATGATTGGTATATTCATACGCTCTTTGTAGGCTACGCCTGAGGCGGCAAGATCAACGTTAACTTTGTCGCGCTCTTCTTGAGACTTTGCTGCAATGTTCCACTCTGACATATGGCCTCCAGCAACACTCTACGTTTTTCTAAGGTATCTTGGCCCGGTTATCGAAGGTGCCTAGTATTCAGTAATGCCATCTCTTGCTGACAAAGCATGGCGACAGCCTGACGACCTTTGACTCGCTGGCTTGTCAGATAGCGCTTCACATGTTTGCGGTCGATACCAGTTTCCAGCATGTCAAAGGCTCGCTGTTTGAGAGCATTGTTATTATTAGCCATAATTTTCTCCGTTCTCTTTGCTTATCGTGTAATCAGGCAGTCTAGCCTGCCCTTCACTCATTTAATTGCTGCACCGGCTATTACGCTTCATCACACACTTTATCCATGTGCTTCTGTATCCATTCACTTAGAGTCAAGCCTTCGGCGTTCGCCTGAGTGACGTACTGGTTTTTGCGCTTTGGTGTAACACGCATTCGGATCATCGCCGTTGCCGGTTCGTCGCCCTTCATTGAATTAAGAGCGCGTGGGTCGCGTTCTTGTTCGCTTTCTTTAGTCATAATTTATCTGTATGGAAAGTGATATCAGCAGGGATATTACAACAGGATTAGTTAAAGCCCCAACCGGGGCTATACGCCCCAGTCTTGATAATGAGTGTCATTTTCCCTCCGAAATAATGGCATTAGAACACTTATCGCACCAATAATGACTCCAACCATTTAATTTCAATCGATAAGAATCTCCATGACATCGAGGGCATTGGTTCAAAACACCACCAGCGATAATGGCTTCCCGGGATGGGATAGGAAAGTTGCCGCAGCGCGACTCGGCGTTTTTTGGCAAAGAATCCAGTTCTGGCGCGGTCTTGATGGTGCAGCGCGACTCGGCGTTTTCGGCACCCTGGAGCATGGCGGCTCGAACCGTCCGTGCAATGCGCTCACGTAGTTGCTGCGTACCGTGATACTCGACGGCAATATCACGCAGCTCGTTTACCAGTTCACGAATTTGATGGTCTTTCATTGATACCGGCGCTGGCGGGGCGGTGTAGACGGTGCGGAACTCTGCATTATCGCTGGCATTATCTTTGACGAATTCGTATTCCTGCTGAGTTAATTCCTGCCAACCTGTAGCCATGCCGTTGTATGGATTACGTTCGCGATAGAGTGTAACCGGCTCAGCTTCGAGCGATGCCAGCGCGATACGCGCCAGCTCTTGCAGTATTGCTAAATCGGTATGCCCGAGTGTGTAACCCGCTTTTAAGTCAAAAACGGCTTGCGCCTGCTCTTTGGTGATTATGGCCATGGGTTAGTCCTCACTGCGTGATTCTTCCAGCGGTTCTGCGCCGCGCTGCGATAATATTTGTGAAGAGCTATGTCACCAGACCGATTAAACACAATCAGCCACTTGCGGTTACTGATGCGGAACGGTTCGCGCCGTCTGATAAACATCAGCCGGGCTTTGCGGTTATTCATATCACTCTCCTTTGGTGGTGATGCCAGCAGCAGCGGCTGATTCTTCGTAGGCTCGCTTTGAGGCGGTGAGAATTGCCGCCAGTGGCGTGTAAGCACCACCGCCTGTGATTGTGTTGTGAATTCCAGCCATTGCCTCGCGCAGATTGCTGTGGCTTGCCTCCAGCTCAGCAATCCGTTTTTCTGCTGCTTCCAGCTTCGATTCCGTATCTTTACAGCGAATTTGCCAGTTGATAGCGAGATCGATAACGTTGTCAGCACAGCTGGATTCGTTAGCTTCATGGGCTTGCGATTCCTTCAGTTCATCAAGGAGCATTATCACGGCTGCGGGATTGGCGGCGGCGATAAAACTGGCAATATCACAGTCCTGCTTGCTTGATGTTTCGTCTCCGCATACCTCAAGCACAAAAGTTTCAGCCGTTCCATTGCTCATACTAAAGACATGAGAACCCTCCGCGCCCCATGTATGAGCCCCAATCTTTACTGCTAAACGTAACAGCGCCTGTTTGTCGATGTTGCTGAGTAAATCGCTCATGAGTTAGTCCTTGTTCATGTGCTGACGGTTATTGCCCGGGCCCGCCGGGGCGGGTTGCCACTGTTTCGTGAAAACAAGGGCATTATGCCCCTGTTTACTTGTGGTCACAAGCAAATAATCCGAAGAGTTGAAAATAAAATCCCTGACATCTGCCAGGGATTGAATCTTAACGAAGCCGGATTCGTTGACCTGGCATTATTAAACTAGGATTCCTGAGTTCAGGATTGAGTTCCACCAGCCGCTTAAAGAGGTCAGCATCCCCTAAGTAACGAAGAGCAATAGCAGTCAACGTATCCCCTTCTGCAACGGTATGGAATGCTGGTGGCTCGTTATTACGCATCCGTAACTGGATCTCACATTTGAAGCCTTGGCCGCATCCCTGATCGCGCTTTTCAACTGTCAGCACGTAACTGTCCCAGTCCTCCAGTTTGTAATGCGCTTTAATCGCTTCAAGGATTTCAGTTTCGTCGACCTTCAGTACACGCTCTCGGGTTGTTGTTTCATGAAGATGCATGCTGAACCCTCAATTTGTTGTTAATGATCATGTCTGCAATTTTTTTCTCTTCACCGGTGCGCGGAATGGCAGCGACATCGAAAGAGAGGATCTTATCCACGATTCGAGTCATACCTGACTCATTACCTTTATAGGAGCCAGTGCCAGCCACGCCGAAATAAACCGGATCATCGCTTTCCAATAGCGCCTTAATAGAGTTCCCTATTTCGGAATCAAAAAACCTAATTTGTCCCGAAACCAGAGTTGCTCCACCGGCTAAACGTTTAAGTTTAGTGGACACTATTTCGTATCCAGCAGCTTCTAAATTGGCGTAATAGGCGATCACTTGCTCAGTGTTGGTCGCCTTTTCCATGCCTGGGAACCACCCCACGCAGCGCATTCCGTCCAAATTATTTAAAGTGCTATCTTCAACCAATAGCTTGTGCCCAAGATCTGAAACAGCCCCAAAAACTGAAAGGTTTACTTCGTATAGCCCTGTATCTGAGTCAGGCATGGTCTTCCCTGGGTTATAACCCATTGTTGGATATCGCGGGTCATAGACGTCTCCAGCGAACAACCCAAGAATCTTAACGCGATATTCTTCGCTATCGCGGCCACCGTATTCCTGTGCCTTCATTTCAAGGTATTTAGGTGTTACGAATGGAGAATCTTCAGAGCTCAGAGTGATGGTAGTGAACTGATCAAAGAGTTCATGGTGAGAACGGTAGAAATAGCCGGATTCTTGATCTGCTCTTGATTCCAGTAGCAGGGCATTATCTTCACCAACAAGCCCACCGCGTAAAACGTCAAAAGCACGGTCGTCCAAAGTGGTTGCGTCAGGGATAATCACTGTCAGTGCATCTGAAGCAAAACCGGCCAGCGCTTCTTCTCGACCTACACGATATCCCTTAAAGATAACAGCCCACATTTCACCGGCATTACGCTCCTTTAACCCGGTGTTAGTCAGACAGAAGTACAAATCAAGCCATGGGTGACTCTGAAGGGCACGCCCCCACTCCCACACGAGATACTTCATGATCGCTTCTTGTGCGGCCTTAATATCTTCGCTCACGATAAGAGCCATACCTTTCGGATACAGGATGACCCTAAGGATTGCTACAAGGGCAAGAGCATGACTTATTCCTGTCCCATCTCCTGTGGCGACTGTAGTTCGACTGCCGACTTGTTGAGTGGTTCGGATTACCTGAAGCTGCTGCGGGCTTAGCGTAATGCCGAAGATGTTCTTAGCGGCGGCTGGCCAATCATGCTGGTAATTTTTTACAAGTTCAGTCCACCGCGGATCTGTCGTTGCACTATGCTCAAGACGCATAATCCCTTTCATTTCATCTCCTATTACTATCATCGTCCCGGCACCGTGGGCACCGGTTATCTGCAAAATATGGAAAGCTGCTATCCAGCTCATCTACCCACTGCTTATGGTCATAGCAGTAGAAAACCTCCCAGGGCATACCAAACTCTTCCATCCATTCGCGTACCGGTATGCTGATCTGAATTGGGGGGATCGTGCTCTGAGAGGTGGAGTAACAATTCAGCCTGGCTGTGAGCTCTTCAACCTCCCGTTTTAGCCTGGCTATTTGCTGAAGATGCAGGCGGCGTTCGCGGGCCAGCTTGAAATAAAGCTCACCGGTCATCTTTAACATCCATGTCCGGGCTTTCTGGCCACTCTGGATCACGATTGGCAGCGTTGTACCATTCTCGCTGCGCCTGGCGGTCGCTACTGCATGGCGGCTCCGTTTTGGACCAGCGTCCTACCCACCAGTATTCCCCGTTGCTGTGCTCGGCTGTACCGCACACAGAGCAAATGAAAACAGCTCCGGTTGAAGACCAGCAATATTGATGGCCGTGGGCGTTTAGCACCCTTTCCGTGGCGTTACGTGCCATTTTGCAAAATCCTTAGTTGGCATAAACCGCATTAAGTACGTTCGTTACAAGGAAAAGAGCAAGGCATAAAGCCAAAAGCCATGCTGGTGGTAGCCCCCTCATGTGTTGACCTCCTGCTGCGGTGCTGCTGGCAGTGGCATCCAGTGGGTTACATGACGGTCATAATGATTCCAGAACGGCGTAAACTGACAATCATCACCACTATCAGGGACATTCCAATAATCGTGATGCACGCCATTGTTTAGCGTCTCGAATACCAGATACTCGTAACTACCTGGTTTATTTTCAGGCTCCCGCTCACTGAAAGCCACCCAACCATCTGATATCACTGGGATGCTGGTTTTAGCGGCTACGCAAAAACCATCCGGAATCACCGGCGAGTTGCCGCTGAGCGACTCGGCATTATTTGATAAAGAATCCAGTGCTGGAGCGGTCTGGATGCTGTTGAGCGACTCGGCGTTTTCGGCATCATGAAGCATGGCGGCGCGCTCGATTCCATCCAGTGCGATGCGCAACGCTTGGATTGCCACCATGTCGCCAGGCAGCGTGCCGTAACGCTCGAAGCAACCCAACAGGTTACGCATGATTTGCGGAGTCAGCTCTTTGTACGCATGCGCCAGCGGGCCGGAAACATCATTCGGCTCTCCCGGCGCTGGCGGGGCGGAGTAAAGCGGGACAACTCGCCCTCCCCACTGCTTAACACTGCTTTCGGCGAACACTAAATGCTCAGGCCGATAATACCCCGGGGCATCAATATCTTTTCTTTCGCTATCCCACATGTAAGCCACAGGCTCAGCTTCGAGCGATGCCAGCGCGATTTCAGCAAGGTGCAAATCCATTTCGGCATCTTTTCGCCCTGGAATTGCTGCCAGTGCCCATTCAAGTCTGTCTTTAACGGCGCTAGCACGCTCTACTAACTGCTCTTTGGTGAATGTGGTCATGGGTTAGTCCTTACACTGCTAATTGCAGTTGCATGTCGAACCGGTCACGCTGTTCGCAATAAGCGAGAGAGCCGGGACTGTTGTACGATTCAATGCGCTCTACCATTAGAGCGGCGCGGGTTTCTTTGCTGGCAGGTGCATAGGAGCCTGACCAAGCTTTATCAATTCCGATATTTCTGGCGACGTTTGTGCTGTCTGCGCTTGCTAGAGGTAATTTTGTAAAAATCAGCGGATTCAGCATACGCAGACCGTGCAACTTCGTGACTGGCTGGCCGTGAGCATCAACAATGTGGCGAATGAGGTCTTTCATTCGCGCTACTGCCAGATTAGGGCGCTTAACGTCATAGTTTCCGCATGACCCGATTGCGACACGTGGATACTCTTTGCACAATTTAATAAAACGTTCGTCACTCTCATTCATGTGCCAGACAGGAACACCGAAGAATTCTCCGTGTGGCCACTCATTTAGCAGCGCCTCGTTTTCTTCCTCGCCGCCGTCGATAACGTCAGGGATGATGGCGAAGTCAAAGCCAGGATGATTCTTCCAGCGCTCAACAAAAGCGTAGTAATCGCTCCAGTCGATTTTGTTTTTGCCAGCTGCTTTCCATGCCGTGAACGCACCGTTATCCAGGGCGAAGGACTGGCAGTATTCAGCTGCGAGATTAATCTGCCCTGAATGGGCAAATGATATGAAGGCGTGCCTTCCCTTCCACGCCTTCAGCGCGCACGTATCAGGCGTTATTGGACCGCCGTGATAGTGGATCATATCACTCTCCTTTGGTGGTGATGCCAGCAGCGCGGTCTAACCGCTCAATTTCAGCCAGGATTAGCGCACCAGCCTTCACCAGGTCGCGACGTGCTCCGGACTGCTTCCACCACTCAGGGGACCACGGCCAATGCGCAGGAGTAGAGAAACCCTGATTGTGTGCGTGAATCGCGTAGCAGGCAGCTGCATCGGCCAGTTCGCTATTTTGATAGGCGTCATCATGCTCAGACGTCCATCCCTCAATAGCCCGCTGTCGCTGGCGTTCTGATATCACATCCAGAAGTGCCGGATTGAATGCTCGTACCTCCAGCTCAGCAATCCGCTTCTCAGCGGCTTCCAGCTTTTCACTGTTCGACTCTGCCGTTTTTCTCCACGTCGAACTGATTCGCTGTTCTGCTTCCAACTCATCCAGCAGCGCCAGAGATAGTTTTCTTAGGTGCTCACGTGTTCCGATTGCCGGGTTCAATAACTCTTCACGCAGTGCCTGCTTATTCGTTGTCGTGCTCATTGGGCGGCTCCTTCTGCATCGTTTTTAACCGGCCCAATGATGTCAGCAGAGAATACGTAAACCTCTTTGCCGTCATCGTTGGTGAGCCAGTATTCGGCATCAGGCGCTACATTCAGCGTTAGAACGCCATCGCGTCGGGTCTTTACCTTCTGCCCGTGTTTCCACCATTCGGGGAATCCATTGCTCATGCTGCACCTCCCTGGCGAAGTTTTGCGGCAAACTCTTCCGCGCCCATGGCGATCATTTTGCAAACTGACGCTTCGTTATCGTTTGTGCGCAGATGATCAGCAAACCTCTCCACACCCTTGGCCTGAGCTTCAGCCAGGAAAGCTTCGGTCGCTGGGGTTTTGATGTCGACCAGCATTCGGACGCTTTCGACGTTCTCCGGATCGGTTGATTGCTGCCATCCGATAGTTGCATCAATCGCAGCTTTCAGGCCCGCATTCTCCACAGCCAGCTGCGCCAGCACTCTCTGAGATTCTTTAAGCCGGGATTTCAACGATGTTACTTCGATACAGTAATCGTCATACTCGACCATAGAGCCTTCAACGTTTTCTACGATGTCGCAATGACAAGTATTTACATCACAGGATTCCCATTTGAAGCGTTTAATGCTCATGCTGTTACCTCAATTTCATCCATAAATTCATCTTCCAGTTCTTCGACGTTCTGGAACGGTTCGCACGATGAAGTACAACCATCGCCGTCGTCAGGGTGTGTTTTGGTAAGATAGATAAGACGCTGCCGGTCTTCTAATTTGGCGGCGGCCATCATCTGATCCGTGGTACGCTTCTTGCGCCACCAGGTGTGTCCATCTACGGCTTTAACAAGCCCGTAGCGGGTTTCCATATCGCGGTTCCAGCTGAACCACTCCGGATGCTCATGAGCGATAAGGAAGAGCTTTGCATCGCTCTTCTTAAAGCAGGTGAGGCAGTTGCCATAGTGCGGCGGGATGTTCAGCTTGAATGGCATTGCATCCCAGAATTCGTTAACGTCCTGCTTATCGAAACTGCCCCAATGACACAACGGGTAGACGAGGTTGAAGCGTTTCGTCGACGCTTTATCCAAACCCGCTCGCTCCGGTTCATCTGCACGCATGCCTAAGGCGGTTTTCGCACTCCATCCACGTCGGGCCAGGCCGTTATCTCTCATCCAACACCGAATCGTTTGAGTCTTCAGGTAATCGCTGCACTTCTGCCGCGACATGTTGGGGATTCCCTCAACACTGACGAATTGCTCAAAGGGTTCGGAATTGCGAGAGGCGGTTTCAAAATTTACGATCCGATACCGCATCCCTACTCCATGCTTAGGGCTGGTTACACCCTCAAGCCAAACCAAATTAAGACCAAAAAGCTTGTCCACCTTGTCGACGAAAATTAACGTTTCTTCGTGCTCTCTCCCGGTATTGGCAAAGACAAAATGGAGCTCGAACGTTTCTGCATAGTTCTGGAGCAGGAAGTCACACATAAACGCTGACGATTGGCCGCCAGAAAAACTCACTACTAAGTGTTCTCTACTACTAAGCACTTCCAACCTTCTTACATACGCATTGCTGCATAAAATAGGCCACCAACACGCAGCTGGTGGCTATGAAGCACTTAAACTGAATGCTCAGTGCTTTTCTTAAACTCTTCATCGGTCTGGCCGTATGCAGAGCAAATGAGACTGCATGCATGAATGACGGCATTCATCCGGCTATCTGCAGGGATGCCTGGGTGCTGCTTTGCCAGAGCCTGGCTAACATCTGCAACCAGCTTTAGTTGATCGATTTGATATGACTGGCTCATATGTCTTCATCAACGAACAGGGTGGTATCGTCAGGAACAGTGAGTGTGAGAATCGGGCTATAACCATTCTCGCAGGTGGAGAAAGATGAGGCCCAAGCTGGGATTGCGCGATCCTCTTCAGCTGGCGCCACACCCAATGCCCAGGTGCCGTCGTTCAGGTATGTCCCAACTACCTTTAGCTCACCCTCAGCTGACTTGAGGTGAAAATAGCCCGGTTGGTTTAAACAACTAATCTCTTCACATATGGCACCTCTACACTCCAGGAGATCGTCACTGGCACCGTAAAAATTCAGTTCTTTCATGCTTTCTTTTCCTTGAGTTTTGTTACTGCTGCCTCATTCATCCAGAGACATTCAATTCGTTTACAGGCTGCTCCACGGTCACTTGAGATCACCTACACGGCACGCAAGGAACGTATCAGCTGCGCGGTGTGCCAGTTTTTGAGTGTCGTACTTCTGGATACCCCAGACGATGGCGTAGCATGCCCAGAGGAAGTGATGGGACCAGGATTTAAAGTCGTCCTCCCACAAGTCGCAGAGAATGCCTTCTTCATCAACAGCGTTCGCGTAGGCGGCGTTGGCCTCATACTCGTAACCGCTGGCGTTTTTGAGATCGGTAATCGTATCCATGACGCTTTCCAGCTTCACGGAATACGCATCCTCATCCTCATAATCTTCAGGCTTGTTGCTTTCCTTCCATGCCTCAAGGCGTTCATCCAGGGTCCGGCAAAAAAGCTGCTCATCCCATGTACGAGCAATCGCACCGCGTGGACACCCGGTTCCGGCTTCCAGCTTTTCAGACCAATACGCAGGGTTGATGCTGCCGTGTTCGCCACGGAAGAAACTGAACATGTCGCGAATACGGCTGAAGGTCCAGGTGCCCATATCGCCAGTCATGCAGAGATAACCAGGCCATGAAACCAGGTCAAAGTAGTAACACGAGTTATTAGGCGTACTGAGACGGATATGACGATATTCCCCATCGTCTTTGATGATGGTCAGCTGGTGCTCGCTCACTTCACGTTCGAAGTGCTGGAATACTTGCGATCTGCTCACGCTAACTCCTTCTCTTTCTCACGATACGGAGCGCGGTAAGCTTCCCATGCGCCCTTGTCTTTGTTGGAGATAGAGATAAATTCACTGCCTGCCACCCAGCGAGCAACCTCAATGCCACCAGGGAAATTGAAGTACACCGACACCTTATCGTTGATATCGACATGAGCTTTGAAGTTGGTGCAGTGTTCGAACTTAGCGCGAGCCTGCCCTTCTGCTTCATGGCGAATGCCGCGTTCGCGCTCAAGCTTGGCTTTGTGATCGAATTCGATATTCATGCGCCAGGCGTGACATTCCTCTGAGCAAAATACGGCTTCGTCTTCCCACACGCGGCTTTCGTCATCCGTCGTGACCGTGCTGTTGCAGTAGGAACACTCGAAATGCCAGTTGTGATCTTCCAGCAGCACCTTGTTAGGCACCTTGCCCTGGTGTGCGTACTCATCGAATTCTTTTGCGCGGCGGCAAGTGACTTGATCAACTGCTACGCCTAACTCATTGCACCCTTCGCGCTTTGCTTCGGCATTCGTTTTAGCGAAGATAATTCGCCCGTACTCATTGCCCTGGACGTTGAAAGCCTTCAGTCCATTAATGCTGATCATTACTCTTTCTCCGGTATAAATGGTCGTACACAAATTCGTGCCCAGCCTTAGTGGGCTGCTCTTTGACAGGGGTAAGAAGTCCCAATTTGATAGCAATGGCGGTAACGGTGTAACCGCAGCTGTAGCCTGCGGCGATTTGCACGACCGTTTCAGTTAACAGAGCGCGATAGTCGTCCCTCTCAAAATCGGTTCCGGCGAACGCTTTCTCTATGACGCTATCTGTCAAATGTTTTACTGATACGGTCATGCTGCTCATCCGCGAACTCCCGCATTGGTTCTAATCCATCCACCTCTCGTAAAACGGATAAGACCCGCCTTACGAAGGGCCTGAAGACGACGATCGCAAAACCGAAACGGCTCAACATTTTTGTGCTTTGATTGAAGGCGCTCGCACTCGGATTTAAGCTCCCCGCCATAAATGGAGACGAACTTTGTCGGTACGGCGCACGCCGTGATGCGTTTAAGGATCAACTCGTCAAGCGTGCTGTAGTCTTCCCTGCGATTCACTCTTTCCCTCCTGACTGGCTCACCGTCACTGAACCTGGTACAGAAAAATCCGTTGAGTCAAAAACGGTGCTTATGGCACGTAAAAACTTAACGGCTTCCAGTGTTGGCATAGGTTTATAGTCGGCTGTTGTTTCAAAACTTTTTGTGTGGTGGTTGTAGAGAATTCCGGGCATCTCCTCATGAAGCAGTGTCATATCACGAGATACGCTGGCCTGGGTTACACCAAAAGTTTCTTTGGAATACCGGTAGTTGTAGATCCCGTGAATGGATAAAACTGCATCAACAAACTTAAGGCGTATGTCTCGAATCAAGACGTTAGGTTTGCTGTTTGTCATGGTTCTCTTCTCCAAGGTAGGGATGACGAGCAACGCTCATTTATCTTCATTGTGGTAGCTGGAAAGCAGCTTCTCTGTAGCACTCACAGAATCTTTCACCCCAGATGAACCCGTTCAAAACACCACCGGCACATCGATGACGAAGTGATGCTATCAAATAAAACATTAATGCGTTAGATTTGAGAACACGTTTTCTAACATAATTCATTAGATTGTTGATCTAGGTAAAATTCAGGGACTGATTTGTGGGAAATTTGAAGGAAACCGCAAGGGATCGCGCACTTGAGCGCCAGCGTGCAAAACTCGCTGATCCGGCATGGCGGGCTGAACAATACGAAAAGAAAAGACAGAGCGCTTTACGCTCACAAACCCGGCTAAAAGCGAAACAGGCCACGCCTGAGTACAAAGCGACTCAGCGAGAGAAACAGTTAGCCTGTATTGAGCGTAGTCGTAAGAAGAACGCCGAAAAACCTCGGAAATCGACCAGAGGTCTGAAAGGAAGAACCCCAACTGCAGACGAAAAGAAAATCATGGATGCACTGGGGAAACTTCCCTGCATTGCGTGCTGGGTTCACGGCGAGCTCCAGCCGGTAATCAGCCTCCATCACATCGATGGCCGCACCGCTCCTGATGCGCATAAACGACAACTACCGCTGTGCTGCTGGCACCACCAAATAGCGGCACCAACGGAAATCAGAAAGGCTTATCCGTGGTTAGTGCCAGTGCATGCTGATGGGAAGATCGGGGGGAGAGCAGAGTTTGAAAAAATGAATGATACCGAAGAAAATCTTTTAAAACAGGCATATGGTTTAATTTCAGATACGAAATCTAAACATTTTATTGATCTTATGAACTAACTTGTTTTATATTCATTTCGTGGCAGCAATGCCACCGGGCGTGGAACCCCGAAAAAGTGAATAGCAGTAAAGCAGTGTCACATCACAATGGTGGCACTAACAGAGAGGCTTAGCGGCCCATCGGTGATTCACGATTTCCGAAGTTCCAGCTCTGTTAGTGCCGCCGCCATCTTTTCCAGGCGGCTCCAGCAAAACACGGAGTGACGAATGGACGTAAAGTACCTCAACACCAAGATATCTAATACCACAGGCGGTTGCTACGACTGGTCGGTACAGTTCGGAAATAAGAAGTTTACCGGTGCTCTCGATGAAGCAAAACGCTGGTTCATGACCCAAACCTGTCTGAAAGTCGAAAGAAGGAAGAAAAAAACTACTTGAATCTAACTGTCTGTAGCGTTTATGATTTTTTTACCGTAGCAAATTCTACGGACGGGCGTGGAAACCCGGATTAAGCAAAAGGCGACACAGACGCCATAGCGTCTTTTTTTGTGTCCTTCACTATGCACACCCATATTCGGTAATACGTATAGAATCTATGGTGACGCTGGTGGGGCCGACTTCGGTCGGGCCGGTACCCTTTTGCGCCGGTATTTCCACCCCCATCAGCGTCACCGCCATATTGAGCGTGGAAACTCAGGCGGTGGCCCTTCTAAAGCAAAAGAAAGGATGCCACCAATGGCTACTGTCACTACCCCAACTCACCCAGAATTCATCTGGCGCTTTTATTCTTGCCAGAAACGCCGTTATCACTTTGTCATTGCTCAGACCGAATCTGAAGCCCGTTCACAGCTACCGGACGCACCTTGCATCTTCTCGTCCCGCTTTTCTACTGAACGTCCTCCTGTGAACTACTGGCTCACCCAGGGGGCTACAGCATGATTGATCTCAACAATCCTCAGGTAATTTCACCAGGGCACACCCTTTTCTCAGCCTTCATCATTGTTGTTGACCGTGACGCGGTGATGCGCCGTGCCGGTTGGCCGGAAAACATCTTCATCTGGTGCGAATTCAACGATCGCGACTATGCCGAATTGTTCCTCGTAAAGGATATGGCTATCAGCATCTTTGAACCTGCTCCGGACGATTACAACGAAGACGACTGGATCGTTATTTCAGCGGAGTAATGGACGTGCCCCTGGCACTTGTCAGGGGCTTTAGCACGTTTGAAGATCGGGTTTATCAATGAGCAAAGTTAACAAACCAGCGGCCTTTAATGGCTTCGAGCTGGCGTTTGTCGTCGGGCATTCCGGCCTGTCACGAAGTTCTGGCCACATCCTGGCGCAGTGCGCAAATCTGGCCGCCTGTACCAGCGAATACTTCATTCACAAATCGCATCGGGTGATCGCCGAGGAAACCGGGTATAGCGTTTCGACAGTTGTAAGGGCCTTCAGGGAAGCGGTAAGCCGCGGGCTATTGAGTTGCACGGTCATCGTTGATGAGCGTAGCAACGCGCGTAAGGCGAACCTGTACCGGTTTACGCCTGGCTATCTGGCGTTCGTTGGCCGGGTTAAATCCAAACTGCTCGATGCCGGACTTAAGATCACCTCTGCGATTCGAAAGGTGAAGCCGCTGGTGGATCAGGTATTGGCCCTTTCGCCCCCCTGTCAAAGTGATAAGCCCTCCCCCAGTCAAAATGACAGAGCTAAGAATAAGAGAACCTCTTCAAGAAAAACAAAAGGAGATCATTCCGGTAAACCGGAAGCGCCCAACACAGTGATGAGCAATACACAGCTGGCGCAAAACGTCGCAGCAGCAAAAGCGGCAGCGGCAAATGCCAGAGCCGAAAGCGCGAAGCAGGATCGCCACCAGCAGCATGAAGCCATAGAGCGCCAGGCGCGAAAGTATGCGTATCTGAAAAACAGGAAGGATTCAGATTTGCCAGGCAGCAGCGATTACAGCGACGAACCGCGCACTGGGCGACTTAGTGATGCCCTGGCCGCCGTATTCAAGAAATTGCCGCAAAAGCAGTACACGGTGCCGAAGGGGTTTAGAGGTTAATGACCAACCAGGAACGCCACCAACAACGTGATGGCATAGAGCGCCAGGCGCGTAAATACGCCTACCTGACACACAGGAGGGATAATGATTTGCCGGGATCAGGGACTTCAGTGATGAGCCGCGCACCGGGCTGTTCAAGTATGCGTTGAATGCATTGAAAAGATGGGTTGATTATTAAATGAAAGTTAAACGAAATCAGCTAAGTAGGTTATTCAAATTGGGTAGCTGATACATGTCAATTTTGGTTAAGTCGCTTAATGATATAAGCCCATCGCCATCAGGAATGCTGGCGTTTCAACTTAATCAAAACAAAGGAAAAATTGCACATGGCAGTAAAAGTTATGATGGAAAACCCTCGCACTGGCGAACGTACTAACGGTTTTTACGGGTTCTCATGGACCACGTTGTTCTTTGGTGCTTTCCCTGCGCTGTTTCGTAAGGATTTCATCACATTCATTGGTGTCTTCATTGTGCTGATCATTCTGGCCATCTTCACCGTGGGGATTGGTTCCAGTATTGGTATGATCGCCTGGGCGTTCATGTACAACAAATACTACACAACGAACCTTATCAAAAAAGGTTTTGCCTTTGCTGGTACAAACACTGAGAACGAACTGGCTGCGGGTCGCCTGGGTCTCAGGCTAAATGCTGATAACTGCGTTACATTCAAAGAATCTCAGGCATAAACCTGCGCACAAAGATATCAAAGCGCCTGCAGGGCGCTTTTTCTGCAATGAGCCGTGTACTGTACTGATGAAGGGCGAGATCGATGCCCTTAAGTTAAGGCGGTCGCAAAATTAGCTGA